TCCTTCAACGTGGAGACATCAATCTTCCTCGTCCTGGTGGTGGTACGTTTACTCCTCAACAAGTTGATGACAACCCTGAGTTGTTGCAGATTGTTTTAGGTGCTGCTGGTCGGATGTTTATGGCAGAAGAAGTCGGCATTGGAGCAGACTTCAACCCTACGGGAATCGCTGCTAAACCATTGTATGAAGCAATGGACAAGACAGATGACGAGTATATGTACAACATTCGTCAACAGAGTGCTATCAATAACTCTGCTGATATGATTGCTCAAGCTCGTGAAACCTTCCGTGCTAATGGTGATCTTAATGCATACTTGTCTTCCTTGACTGGTAGCATTAATGAATATGGTAAGATGCGAGGTAGATCTGAAGCTCTTACTGAAATCTTTAAAGAGATTGAAACTGCTTATGCTGCTGGTGATACAGAGATCCTAAACGCTTTGGATCAAGTTGTTGACGGTGATGCTAAAAGTCAAACCTGGCGTCAACGGTTTGCCAACCGTATTGAAGGTGAGAAGGGTCTTAACGCTGCTATTGATGCAATTGATCGTCGCAACCGTGCTCGGTTAGATGAACAAGAAAATGAAGAAATGAAGCAGCGTAAGCGTAGCTGGGAAGATGCCATGAAGGATATGGCAATGAGAGGTGAAACGCTTACTGAGTTTCAACAGAAGCAAGCGTTGGAAGATGCTATGAAGGAGACAGGTAAGCCTGCTTCGGCATTTCCTTGGATTCAGGATCAACCGACGAAAGAAGGTCAAGACCGTGAACAAGAAGAAGCTGCTCTTAATGACCTTCGTCGGAAGCGTGGTTATCTGATTGAATCTGATCTTCGTAATGTCAGTATGGACACGTATCGAAAGTTTATTTCGACTGTTCAAAATGACGAACCTCTTGCTAAACTTCCTAAGCACTTTGAGTCTGATGCAACCAGTAAGATCAATGCTTTGACTGATGATCACTTCAAGGTGACTGAGGGTGATGCTCCTAAGACGAATGATTGGCAGGATATGGCACGTCGGGCACGTGATGCCTACCGTGTTTATATTCAAGAAAACATTCTATCTGGTATGACCCAGCAAGAAGCTCAGCAAAAAGCGTTGGATCGTGTCGAAAGGAATTTTGCTGTTAATACCTACAGCAAAGATCCTAACGTTCCTTCAACTCTTCGCTATCGTCAGACTCTTAGTTCTGCACGAACTTCTATGGCAAACCTGCCTAAGATTGACACCTATGTTTTTAACGGTACAGACAATGAACTTAAACAGCTTCAAGCTTACAGTAAAGGACAAGGTGCAATCCCTAAGCTGTACTACGATCTGGCAGTCGGTCAAAAGAACCTTACTGCTTGGGACATTGCCGCTGCTCAGTATCGTGCTGCTGGATACGGTGAACTCGGGAAAAGCACTGAAAGGGTCCAGTATGAGCGGATGGATCCTGCAGTACAAGCGGTCATTGATTATAAACCCAACGTAAATAAACTTAATCGAGCTACTACTTCTAGCTTTAACGCTCAAACTTCTTCACTGCCTAATCCTGCTTTGAAACGTGCTGCAGATATTGTAGCTAAGTATGAAGCAGCGGGAGCCGGTTATAATGCAGTCAACCAGATTGGTATCAAAGGTGGTACTGCTACTTTAGGATTCTCTGGTGATTTCCGTAAGATGACTCAACACGCTGGACGTGCTCTTACTGATATGACTGTTGGTGAGATCATGGATCTTCAAGCTGAACCTAGTGGAACTAGGATGAGTAATACTGATTGGATCAAACAAGGTAAACTCCATGCTGTTGGACGTTATCAATTCATTGGTCCTACTCTGAAAGGTCTTGTACAACGTCTTGGTATCTCACGTGATCAAAAGTTTACTTCTGAACTTCAAGACACATTATTCCTTTCTCTTTTGAAAAGCGGTGGTCTTGGACAATGGGTTGGACCAACTAATCACGCTACGGCTGAAGAAAAAGCACTTATTGAACAAGCTCGATCACTATTATGACATACAGCAGTTTTGATCCGTCAAAAGTTCAAATTGATTCAGCTAGTAACCTTGGAAACCTGACGGATCGTATTAACCAAGAAGAAATAGCTGAAGCACAGAAACCTGCTCCTCAACCTGAACTTGATGAAGAACAGCAGAAGAAAGCTGCTGAGGAGTATGAAAAAGAAAAGGCTGCGATGCCTACGTGGAGACGCTCCTTAGAAGAAGGTAGACCCGATCCTGATCTTATTGCTGAGAGTGACATGACTCTTGAGCAAAAGGCACAAGCACGTCTTGATGAGTTTCGAGCTGCTAAACGTAGTATGCAGCCAAGTCAATACGGTCTTAGTGAAAACACCATTGAACTCTTTGATGCCATTAAAGGTGGTGCTGCTAAAACTTGGTCATCTATTATGACCTTGCCTGAGCGTGTTGTTGACATGTCTACCGGCGCTATGCAGCGTGAAATCGAAGAGACTGGTAGGTATCGTCCTGAGTTTGATCCTCTCGCTTTGTCTGACTATGACCCTGGTCTTAAGACTTGGTGGGGTAAACTGATGGAAATGGGTATTCACTTCACTGGTCTTGCTGGTGGAGTGAAGTCCATTCCTGGTGTTGGCTCTAAGGTTGCTGGTGGTGGTGTTGCAGCTGACATCGGTGTTGGCTTTGCTAGTGACATTGTTTCTTCTACTTCTCAAGAAGGTAACCTGTCTCAAGAGATCTTTGAGTCTAAGGTTGTTGAACGTGTTCCTTATATGGGTGAGTTCCTCAATCGTGGTATTGGATTCCTTGCTACTAAAGACTCTGATCACCCTTGGTTGAAGACCTTTAAAAATGCTTTCGAAGGTATTGCAGCTGACGTTCTTGTTGGTTCGGTGCTTCGTAAGTTTGAAGGTGGTGAAGCACTTGATGCTGAGCGTAAATCTGACATCACTCGTCAAGTAGATGAAGCTATTGAAGCTGAATCACAAGCTGATGCTGTTAAGTATGCAGAAGACTCTTCCATCATTCAATCAGCTAGAGAGCGTTTACAGCAAATTAAACAGCAGATCTCTGATTTTGTTACTGGTGATGACGATCGTGCTATCTTAGACGAACTAAATGCTCAATTTGATGCAATGTCTAAGCAAGTAGATGAGATGAGCAAAAGTCTTGAGATAGGTAACTTCAGTGCTTACACTAATCGTGACATGGCTGATCCGTGGCAGGGTGCTCCTAGTTCCCGTGCTAAGTCTGCCTTCGACGGTGCTGAGCAAGCTAAGCGGATGAATGACCAGTGGGATACTCCTGGTGCTGGTTCTACTGACTCCATGTTTACGCCGGTTCAAGCCTATCGAATGGCGACTGAATCCGGTATGACTGAAGCTGAGTTGGATCGTCTTGCTAAAGAGCTTCTTACTGATAGCCGTTATCAAGAGATGAAGGCTGAGGTTGCAAAGAATAAGATGACCTTCAAAGAGGTTTATGGATATGCTTTTGAGCGTATGCAAGAAACCATTGGTCGTGATGCTACCTCTACTGATCCTGAAGACTTCTGGAAACCGTTCCTTGATGATGTTCAAGACCGCTTTGGCGGTACTGAAGCGTGGTCAATGAAGAACGTGGTTGCAGCTGACCTTGTTAATGCTTCGTTGTTCTCTCAACTGCGTGACCTTGGTATTGCTAGCCGAGAGATCTTTGACATTGCTGATGTGATGGATACCGATGGTCCGATGAAGACCATTGCTGAGCGTTTGATTGTTGGTCTTACTAACGTTAAGCGTTCTCGTTATCTGATCTCTACTGAGTTCCGTAAGCTGCAAGGTCCAAAAGCACAAGCTGCTCTTAATGAACGTGTTGAAGGTTTCCGTGCTGAATCGGAAGCTGCTGTTAACATGTTTATGGAGATGGCACAGAACTCTGATAGTGATGCTGTTGCCAAGGCTTTGGTTGAAGCATTCTCGATGAGTAATAAGATCCAAAACTGGAAGGATCTTGATGCTTACATGAAGCAACGGATTCGTAACTTTGGTCTTCAAGATGACGCCGGTATTGTCATTAAAGAGCTGCAAGGCGTGATGATGCACAGCATCCTTAGCGGTCCTAAAACGGCTCTGAGAGCTATGTCTGGTACGTTTACTGCCTCTGTACTACGTCCTATGAACACCGCTGTCGGTGCAAGTATGCGTGGTGATTGGGATACTGCTAGAGCCAATATGGCATCTATGAATGCCTTCATGCAGACTATTCCTGAAGCTTGGAAACTCTTTAAGACTAACCTTGGTTCTTACTGGGCAGGTGATGTTGCAACTGTTAAAACTCGTTTTGCAGAAGCACGTACCAAAGCTGATGATCAATGGGCGTTGTATGAGAACTGGGTAGATACACGTGGTAGTGATGCAGACAAAGCTGCATTTGCTGTTGCTAACATGGCTCGTTCTCTTAATGATAACAAGTTCCTGACTTACAGCACATCTATCATGGGTGCTACTGACGATGCCTTCACTATGCTGATGGCACGTGCACGGTCCCGTGAGAAAGCATTGCGTCAAGCAATGGATGAGGGTAAGGCAGGCAATGTGTCTGAAGTTACCCCTGAGCTACTGCGTAAGTATGAAGATAACTTCTACAAAGATCTGCTTGATGCTGATGGCAACATTAACATTGAAAGCGATCTTTATCTGAAGTCTACTGTTAAAGAAGCTACCCTTACTCAAGATCTTAGTGGGTTTACTGCTGGTCTTGAAGGTTTGTTTAACAGCTATCCCTTCGCTAAACCTTTCTTCTTGTTTGCTAGGACTGGTATTAACGGTCTGATGCTCAGCTACAAGAGTATGCCTGGTTTGGGTCTGCTTCATAAGCAATCCGTTGACATCCTCCGTGCTAAGCCTGAAGATCTTGATTCAGTTCTTAAGTATGGAATTGATAACCCAGAAGACCTTGCTAATGCTCAAGCTTTGATTGCTGGTCGTCAAGCTATTGGTGGCTCTATTGTCACCATGGCTGGTATGCACTACATGAACGGTGGTCTTACTGGTAATGGTCCTCAAGACCGACAACTCCGTAAGCTCTGGATGGATACTGGCTGGCAACCACGTAGCATTAAAGTTGGCAACGTTTGGGTCAGTTACGACACCTTTGAACCGTTCAACACTGTTCTTGCTGCTATCGCTGACATTGGCGACAACATGAAGCTGATGGGTCCGCAGTGGACTGAACAGAACCTTATGACTGTTGCACTGGCTGTTGCTGGTACTGCTACCAGTAAGTCTTATCTGCAAGGTCTTGGTCAGTTTGTTGATTTGTTCTCTGGTGAATCTAAGCAACACGAAAAGATTATTGGTGGTCTTATAAACAACACCGTTCCTCTTGCTAGCCTTCGTAATGAAATCGGTAAGATGATCAATCCTCACATGCGTGAGATTAACGGCAGTCTTATTGAAAGTATCCGTAACCGTAACCTTTTGACTGAGTTTGGTGATGATGCTCTGGCTGTTAAGTATGACATCCTGAACGGTAAACCAATCCGTGATTGGAACTTTATGGAGCGTATGTGGAACTCCCTGAGTCCCATCAGTCTGCAAATGATTGATAGTCCTGGGCGTACTATGCTGTGGAACAGTAATTATGATCTTCGTCTTGTGAGCTACAGCTCTCCTGACAATGTTGATCTTTCTGAATATCCTCAGATGCGTTCGTGGTTCCAAGAAGAGCTTGGTAAGTTGAACCTTGAAAAGACTCTTGATGAACTTGCTGGACGTGAAGATGTGAAAGCATCTATCAAACTTATGCAAGATGATGTACGGAATGGTAAGCAGGATCTTGATCCTATGAAAGCTTATGTTCATAACCGTCTGATTCGTGACAGGTTTGAACGTGCACGTAAGAAGGCATGGGCAAAAGTCCGTGAGAATCATCCTGATGAAACTAATGTTCTTTATGAAGAACGTGCACAAAAACGTGTTGATCTTTACCAAAAGCTTCGTGAAAGCAAAGGTCAACTTATGCCTAACATTTAATCCACCCATTCCTTTTTGTTAAAGCGTAATGGCAACTACACAAAACACATACACTGGAGATAACTCAACTGTTAGTTACTCCTTTACATTTCCATATCTTGAAGAGACGGACATTAAGGTAAGCCTTGATGGAGTCGTTACAACTGCATATACCCTGTCTAACGCTACAACGATTACCTTTGATACGGCTCCCGCAAGTGGAGTTGCTATCCGTATTTATCGGGACACCAACAACGACGAACTGGCGGCAACCTTCTTTGCGGGTTCCGCCATTCGTGCACAGGATTTGAATGATGACTTCCTGCAGAGCAACTACTCTGTTCAGGAAATCAAAGCTCGGTATGTCGATGCTCAAGCACCTGTAATTCAGGGCAACATTGACATGAATGGTAACCGTATCATTGATCTAGGTGATCCTACCAGCGATCAAGATGCGGCTACTAAATTCTACATTGACACCCGTCTTGGTGACATCGGTATCCCTGGTCATACTCGGTGGCGTAAAACTGCTACTGCTTCCCAGACTACCTTCTCTGGTACTGGTGACTACGGTGGAACGCTGGCTTACACCGTTACCCGTGAACAGGTCTATCTGAATGGTGCTCTTCAACAACGTGATATTGATTACACTGCTGATGATGGTACGTCTATTGTCTTTTCTGTTGCACTGACTGCTGGTGATATTGTTGACATTGTTTGTGTTAACAACTTGAATGCTAGTACTGTTGCTGACGCTGCTAACATTAACTATGGTAGTCAGTTTACTGGGCAAACTACTCGCACTGTTGCTGCTAAGTTGGCTGATGTTGTCTCCGTTAAGGACTTTGGTATTGTTGGTGATGGTTCTACGGATAACACAACCGCTTATACCGCTTTAGCTGCAGCAGTCCCAGCCGGTTCTACAATATATTGGAGTCCCGGTATTTATGTTGGTACATTTAAGGCTACTAAAGCGCTTAACTTGATTGGTGGTCCTGGAGTTACCCTAAAAGCAGCTAACGATACTAACACTACTTCTATTCTTTGGATTGAAGGTCAACTTGGTTCAACTTCTGCCCTTTCAGTTGCTCCCACTTATGGCGATTTAACTCTTAGTGGTGTCAGTGGACTAAACGCTGGTGATTTAGTGCAGCTTCATTCTGGTATGCAACGTCCAAGTGACAGCTCTCCGGTTAATTATGAGTTGGTTCGAATGCTTGATTCTACTACGGTAGAGGGTCAAGTCATGGCTACCCAAGACGGTGCGTCACCCACCTATCAAGTTGTTACTCCTAACAAAAACATCGTTATTAGTGGGTTTAACTTTGATCTTGGTACGTCAAGATCAACATCAGCAGTTTTTGTTCGCTATGCCGAGAATGTCACTGTAGAAAACATTTACACTACTGGCGGTGAAGGCACTACTGTTCGTCTTGATAGGGTTTACGGAGGTCAAGTACGGAACGCCACTCGTATTAAACCTTCCGCCACTGGATCAGGTCAAGGTTACCATGTCCAGTTTCTCACTTGTAAAGATGTTCATGCATCTGAAATTAGAGGTGTTGCCTGTCGTCATACGTTTGATAGTGACTCTAATTACTTCCTATCGCTTCGTAACTGCTTAAGTCACTCTGGCGTCAGTAGCGATGTTGTTATGACTCATAATGGTTATGGTGGTTCTCATACTTATGAAAACATTAACATTTTTGAGCTAGCAACTAATACTTATGGTATCCATACTTCTGTGCAAGGAATACCAGCTGCTAACGTTAACACTCAAATAGCACGAGATTTTGTAATTAATAATTGCAAGATTATGCGTAGAACTGCAGCAACTTCTCAGGCTGCTGCAATCTATTTCCAATACGCCACTGCAGACATTCAAATCACTAACTGCGCTATCCATAATCCTACGGGTGGTTCATTTACTAACCAAATGGCTGTTCGGTTTGAAGGACCTATTGGTGGTACTAGTCGTATTTCTGACATCCACATTCAAAATTACGATTGGGGTTTGTACTTTGGAGATACTCTTACTTCAATTACATCGTATCCACGTCACTATGAGCGCGTAAATATTGAACGTATTAATTGTTATTTTGTTAATACGCCAATTTATGACGGCTATCCAGCAGGGCGTTTTTTCTACCCAATTATTAGGGATGTAAACATCTACGATAGTGGTGCAATTAATCCTGATTTTGATTGTCTAATGCGGATTAGCAACAGTCATTCCGGAGAAACGGTACTTAATCTTTCTCAAGTAGTTAGCGCTACTTATACTTTGCAAAACAAAGTAGTGGCTAATCCTAATAATAATTATGTGTTGTTTGGGTCGGCTGACTTTCCCGGAAGTATTGGCTCCAGCCTTACTCCTGCTAGCAATACATTAACACAAACTCAACTACTATCAGCATCTGGACCAGCTGGACGTATTCTTAATGCGACAACGGTTACTACTGTTGATCGTGGTTGTGGTATTGGTCAAAGAGCAGTTTGGTTATGTAATGGAGCTGTGTCTATTAGTGATGCTTCTACCGTAAGTGGAACCATTACCGGCTCTTCTTTAGACATCATTGAAATGGTATGGAACGGCTCTACTTGGAGTAAACGAGCTGTAGGTACTTGGAGTTAAAAACTAAACTACGCAACACTAAACCCTTTTACCCCCTTTTAGAACAATGATCGCACTTATCCGTCCTATCCTTTTCTCCTTTCTTAACAGCGAGAAAGTAAAGCGCCTTATTGTTGATCTGCTCCGTAAACTTGCTGAGCAAACCGACAACACTGTCGATGACCAAGCCGTTGATTTCATTGAGCGTGGTCTCTTCGGCGGCTGATGGACTTGGGAGCACCTCCGGTACTGCCGGTTCTAAGGCTCCCTGAGCCGCCTCTACTACCCCGTCCGGTACTGGAGGTACCACGAGCTACTTTACCCTCGTACAAGCCGCTTGTAGTGCCTCCTAACGACCTTCGTCCACCTCCGGGTGTACGCGGTGTTAACAGTGACGAGGAAAAGACAACGGAGGAGAAACCTAAACCACCCATTCCTCCTATTCCTAACCCACCACCCATACCGTCTCAAGTCCGTTACGTCGATATTCCTGGTACTGATTTTACTGTACCTTTACCGAGTAACGAGATCTTGGCTACGGCTACAACGACAGCTACTGTCTCCGTTGCAGCCACCCTTACAGCTACTGCAGTATTTAAACGGACAGTGAGCGTCTTGAAACCTCTTATCAAGAAACTACTCACCCGTAAAGCTAAACATGCAGACGACGAAGAACTTCATTCATGATTTCTTCAATGAAATTGTAAAAGCTCTTGTACTTGTATGGAGTGCAGGAGTATTGACTGCATCATACATGGGAATGCTACAGAAGATGGATCCCACGTTCGTAGCTTCATTGCTGTCTGGAACGTTGGCATCATATGGAATCTCTCGCCCTAAAGATCAAAAGGACAAAAACCAACTATGAAATTCCTAATTCTGCTTCTGCTGTTTCCCGCTGGGGCGATGGCACAAACCGTGACTCCACAGTTTACCCAAGGTAGTATGCAGGCTACCACAAATACTACTCAAACCATCACTGAAACTATTAGAACTGAAGTGTATGGTGGAGACTATAAATCATGGTCTGGAACAAACGTAACACCCAGCGGAAACATCAACGATCCGTTAACCACTTATACGATCACAACAACTGGAGAACAGTTTCAACTAGAGACTGTGACACGGGCGTCCGGGATCGTAGAAACAATCGACACAAGTCGTACTATCGACACAACCTCTGTTACTACCTCGCTTTCTGTCTTCTCGCAGTAATGCCGGTTAAAGCCAGTGAACCACAGGTTAACAACACGGCTAATCCTATTGCTGCAGCTACGGGCAACGTAACAAACCAAGCAGTCCAATTCCAGAACAATGGTGCTCCGAGTAGACAGCAGTTTACTGGTGGTAACTCGTGTAACGGAACAACCATGACTGTTTCGCCCTTTTACATGGGCAATGATACGTTGCCTCAAGGCTACACCCGTAATAATAACTACGGTATGCAGCTTAACTTCTCCGTTCCTTTGGATGGTGGGATGATTGAGCAGTGCAAACAGATAGCGAAGCGACACGAAGAGAAACTACGTCTTGATTATGAGTTAGTACGCGCTCTGAAGTGTACCGAGATCATGAAGGCTGGTTTTACGTTCCGTCCTGGGTCTCGTGTAGAGGTACTGTGTCACGACATCGTACCTATTGTGTCCCTGAACAAATTTGACAAGTAAAAACAATGCTTAATAAAAACATTGCTGGTTTGTACATACCAAACAATGATCACGTTTCATTAACTTATGTTGCCTCTGGTAATGGAGCTGGTGAAATTGCAACAACTACATTTAAAAAGGGCGGACCAAGTGGAGCTGTTGTTGCTACACTAATTTTTAGCTATGATGCTAATAACAACCTTGTTTCTGTTACTAGGGTGTAGTTATGGGATATAAATTTAATCCATTTAGCGGAAGCTTAGATAAAGTAGACAGTACAGAAGGTACTGCGGCAACTGTCTCTGTTGGTACGGTTACTACAGGTTCGGCTGGATCTAGTGCATCAGTAACGAATAGCGGCACCAGCTCTGCAGCCGTGCTGGACTTTTCTATTCCGCAAGGCGCAACGGGCGCAACTGGTGCAACAGGCGCAACCGGCGCGGCTGGTGCTGACGGAGCAGACGGAGCAGACGGAGCAGACGGAGCAGACGGAGCAGACGGAGCAGCGGCAACCATCGCCGTTGGCACGGTTTCAACTGGCGCACCCGGATCCAGTGCAACTGTTGCCAATTCCGGCAGTTCTTCCGCTGCTGTCTTTGATTTTTCAATCCCGCAGGGTGCAACAGGTGCTACGGGTGCAACTGGCGCTGCGGGCGCTACTGGAGCCACCGGAGCAACGGGTGCAGCGGGTGCTGATGGTGCCGCCGCGACTATTTCTGTTGGAACGGTCAGCACTGGTGCGGCTGGTAGTAGTGCAACGGTTACCAACAGCGGCACTTCGACTGCCGCAGTTTTCGATTTTTCAATCCCACAAGGAGCTACTGGTGCCACCGGAGCAACTGGCGCCACTGGTGCAACAGGACCGGCTGGTTCCGACGGGGCTGATGGTGCGGATGGCGTCGGCGTACCTGCTGGCGGTTTAACCGGCCAAGTCTTAAGCAAGAGCAGCGCCACTGATTACGACACTGCTTGGTCAACACCTACCAGTGGAACCGTCACCAGTATTACTACAGGCACTGGGCTTTCAGGCGGGACGATCACCAGCAGTGGCACCATTGGCCTAGCAAACACCACTGTTACGGCTGGTAGTTACACAGCAGCCGACATTACGGTTGATGCCCAAGGCCGAATCACTGCAGCTGCAAATGGATCCGGCGGTGGCGGTGGAGCTACTAGTATTGACGGGTTGAGTGATGGTACAACTCAATTTAATGAAAACGTTGGTCTTGGCCTTGGCACCTTAAATTCATTGGCATCTGGTGGTCAAGAAAACACTGGTCTTGGATATGCTGCCGGACAAGCCATTACCACCAGCGACAATAATACACTAATTGGTTCACGCGCTGGTCAGTATAATAGTGCTAGTAACAATACTGCAGTTGGTAGACGTGCTCTTGTTGGAGTTTCTGGTAGTAGTACTGGAGATTCAAACGTTGCTATTGGTCAATCGGCTTCATCTAACAATACTACTGGTCAGAACAACGTTGCTATTGGAAATACTGCTGGTTCTTCAGTAACCACTGGAGCAAACAATAGCTGCATTGGAAACGGCAGCCAACCCAGCTCATCAACCGTCTCTAACGAGATTACCCTTGGCAATACCGCTATTACTAAGTTCCGTGTTCCCGGTATTGACTTTGTTCTCAAGGATAACGGTGGAACGCCTACTGCTGGTCAAGTCCTGACCGCTGATTCTAGCGGTGAAGGTTATTGGGCAACTCCTAGTGCTGGTGGAGTTACCTATGAACTGATTGAAGACGGGTCATCCAAAGCTGCTGGTAGCTATATTGATATTAGCGATTATAAGGCTGTATACATGATTTGCCATAATGATCCGGCAACTAATTCTTCCAACAGACACGGTCCTCGTTTATCTACTTCTAACACGAGTAATACGGGTGTAAACACTAGATCGGGTAGATATTGGCGGCGTTTTCTTGACACTTCGCCATATTATCAAACCGCAGGATCTTTCAACCCTAGTACAAACGGCTTGTATTACGGCGCTAATGCCACTAATGATTTGGACAAAGTTTGGAAGCTGACTCTGCAAGGACTTGATACTTCCAATGTTTTTATTGAGGTATATAGCGAAAACAACGGTAGTGATACTTCATCTGAGGGTGTGTATCAGGAAACAGCTTGGTCCGGCGTGACAACCTCTGGTTCTTCAACTTGGTACCTTTATATCGAAGAAGCTTTGCTGGAATACCAAATCTATGGAGTCAAGTAACATGAAAACTATTTTTGCTTTTAAAGTTGGTAGCGAATGGACTTATGTTCAGCGTCAAGAGGACATCCCAACTAATGCTACAACTAGTTTTGAATATACCATTACAGATCTTAGTTCTGAAGAGCTTGAATGGTTCTCTGGTGATTGCCTTATCTACAACGAGGAAGCTCAAACCGTAACATTTGACCACGCTAAGTTTGACTCCGACATTCGCAACGTTCTGTTCTTTGATGAGCAAACAGATGAAGGTCGTCAAAAAGTATGGTTTCAAAATCGAATAGCAGCATATCCGTCAATTGGTGATCAGTTAGACATGCTCTACCACGATCAAGTCAATGGCACTACCGTTTGGAAGGATACCATTGCTGCAGCTAAAATTTCAACACCTAAACCTTAATCAAAATGCCTGAAACTTTTGAGTACACCGCTGAAGACGTAGCGTTTTACTACACTGCGTCTCTTGACAGCGTGACTCTTGTCGATGCTCTTGTCGCACAAGATACCCGCGATGATGACGAGGTTGACACGCTCCGCCGCAATGTCGAGCATCTTGAATTGATGCTTGCAAAAGACTGGTGGACTGATGAAGACTTGACACCCTTCGAGGCTTCGGTCGCGGCAGGACGCCCAATCTTGGATGCGGACTAGTGGCAAAGAAAAAAGCAACAGAGGATCAGTTTAACGAGCTTCACAACCTTGTCACATCTGAATTCCTTGCACGAATTAAATCTGGTGAAGCCACGACACAAGATCTCAAAGCAGCTTGTGACTGGCTAGCCAAAAATGACATCAGTGGCGTTGCATATGAAGGCAACCCGTTGGATAAACTAGCGACAGTCATGCCCAAGATCGATCCTGAAATGGTACAGAAGAGGTTGTATGGCTCAAAAAACTTCTGATTACTACAAGTCAAACCCGGAAGCTGCTGCAAAGCGGCGGAAACAACAACGGAAGTACAATAAGACCAACAAAGGTCTGAAGATTCGTACTGCTGCTAACAAACTTAACCGTAAACTTGGTACTTATGGTAATGGTGACGGAAAAGATGCTTCACACACTGGTAAAAACACTGGTAAGCTTGAAACACCTTCGTCAAACCGCCGTAGACCCAGAACTGGTAAGAAGTACGCCTAGTCATGACCCCGCTGTTGCCTACCCCTGATCACTACATTTACAACCTCATAACCATGACGAGTCCTGAAGCTAAACGGATGTGGCGTAGAGCCATTAAGGAACACTTCAACTGTCAATGCGTTTATTGTGGAGAACATTATGAATTACATGAACTTACTTTGGATCACGTTGTCCCTCGCTTTGTTGGCGGACAAACAATCACGAGAAATTTGGTTCCATCCTGCCGGAAATGTAATCAAGAGAAAGGGACAAGCAACTGGTTATCCTGGATGCGAGCTACGTTTGGCTGCAATCCGGGTAGAGAACAACTAATTTTATCGCATATTAAGTAAATGCCTAAATCTCCAGTCCCAGACAAAGTTAGACGGGCATATATTGATAATTACCTTAAATCCCGACAAGAAGGTAAGATTATTGACGACCTTTATTGGGATGGTAAGTATTATTTTGCTGATAACAAAGGTGAAGATTGGGGTGGCTGGCGTTTAAGAGGTCGAGCTAGCCACTCAGCACAAGGTTCTAAGCGTAGAGCCATGCAAAGAGGTGCTGTCGCTTCTGAATCTTTGTACATTGAAGCTTTCGGTGAAAGGGTAGGTAAAGAACGTTACCTTGAGGACAAAGCTGAGCTTAAAAGAATTTGGGGTACACGTGGTAAAGCTGGATTTGATATTGATCATATCTATCCTCTTGCTGCTGGCGGTCAAGAGACTCCACGCAACCTGATGCTCAGAGAAGCTAGTCGTAACCGCAGTAAAGGTGCTACACCGCCTACACCTGAACAACGACAAGCGTTACTGCTATCTAGTGATCCGTTAGAGCAGATTAAACTGCAAGGACCACAACCTACCCCTAAACAACGTGCTAATATTTTAGGTCTTACAAATGAGCTGCAAGATATAAAACGACGAATGAGTCAGCGTAAGACTACAGCACGATTTGGCACAGCTAAACGTCCAGTTAGCCAATCACCTTTGTCTCCGTTAAACCGTCAATCGGCTATGTACGGTGGTATTGAAACTCAAACTAATGTAATGGCTGAAAGCCGTGCACTTGATCTTGGTTTTAAACTTGCTAATTGACGCCTAGAAGCCTCTATAACGCCCCTCTAACCACCCTTAGATACATTCTATTATGAGCGAAGTCCTAGCCGCCCTACAGGGCGATTTTAAAGTATTTCTACAAGCCTTGTGGGCGCAGCTAGACCTGCCTGAACCAACCAGAGCACAATACGCCATTGCCGACTACCTACAACACGGACCTAAACGTCTTCAAATTCAGGCGTTTCGTGGTGTCGGTAAAAGTTGGATTACTGGTGCCTTTGTGCTCTGGACTTTATTCAATAACCCAGAGAAGAAGATCATGATTATTTCGGCATCGAAAGAACGTGCCGATAACATGAGTATCTTCCTACAAAAGCTTATTATTGAGACACCCTGGCTTAAACACCTGCAGCCTAAGTCGGATGACGCCCGTTGGAGCCGGATTAGCTTTGACGTTAACTGTTCACCGTCCCAGGCTCCGTCCGTCAAAAGTGTCGGCATCACGGGTCAGCTGACTGGTTCACGTGCTGACCTGATGATTCTAGATGACGTGGAGGTGCCAGGTAACTCTATGACTGAGATGATGCGTGAGAAGTTGTTGCAACTCTGTACGGAGGCTGAATCAATTCTTACGCCCAAAAACGACTCCAGGATTATGTACCTGGGTACCCCACAGACAACCTTTACAATCTATCGTAAACTTGCAGAACGTAACTACCGCCCCTTTGTTTGGCCAGCTCGTGTTCCTCGTAAACTGGCTAATTACGAAGGTTTAATTGCACCACAACTCCAAGAAGACCTTGATATGGGTGCTGAACCTTGGAGTGTAACTGACCCTGACCGCTTTAGCCATGAAGATCTTCTCGAACGTGAAGCAGCAATGGGACGCAGCAACTTCATGCTGCAGTTCATGCTCGATACTAGCCTCAGCGATGCTGAAAAATTCCCACTCAAGATGGCTGATCTTATCGTCACCAGTGTTAATCCTAAGTCCGCTCCTGATGATATCGTCTGGTGCTCAGACCCTAGAAACGTACTCAAAGAACTTCCGACTGTTGGGTTACCTGGAGACTATTTCTATGGCCCAATGCAGATCCAAGGAGAGTGGGATTCATATCAAGAAACAATTTGCTCAGTTGACCCGTCGGGTAGAGGAACGGATGAGACAGCAGCAGCTTATATCTCCCAACGAAACGGTTATTTGTACTTGCACGAGATGCGAGCTTATCGAGACGGATACTCAGACAATACGCTTCTGGACATTCTAAAGGGGTGTAAGAAGTTCGGTGTGACTAAGTTGGTTGTAGAGACTAACTTTGGCGACGGTATTGTTGCAGAGTTATTTAAGAAACACCTACAACAAACAAAACAAGGAATTGATGTAGAAGAGGTACGTGCTAATGTCCGCAAAGAAGACCGTATTATTGATACCCTTGAGCCTGTCCTTAATCAACACCGCCTTGTTGTTGATCGTTCTGTCATCGACTGGGACTACAACTCAAATAAAGACGACGCTCCAGAAAAACGTCTCCTCTATATGCTCTTCTATCAGATGAGTAGAATGTGTCGGGAAAAAGGTGCAGTCCGACACGACGACAGATTAGACGCACTTGCACAAGGCGTTAAATACTTTACTGACGCTCTTGCAATCTCCGCTCAAGAAGTAATAAACCAGCGTAAACGTGACGACTGGAACGACATGCTTGAAGCCTTTTTAGACGACCCTCAACAAGCGACAAACCACCTAGCTTTAGGGTTTACATTAGAACAAAGAAGGCAAGCAAGAGGTAATTCTAAAAACCAGTCACCGACTTGGATCTGACACATGGCGGATGTATACAGGAGGAAGGGTGGACCTCCTGTGTTGAGGGAGACCATAAATCTCCCTCTTCTTTTCTTTACCGACAGAAACAAGACGACCAATTCTACTGACTCTTCTTACTGTTAATCCACCGACTGAATCAAAGACGCTTTTACTACTGTATGTCCATCCACCACCACCAAGTACAGCTAGTTCACCACACCAACAAAGGTGATGAGTTAGTAGCCTATATGGCACGTGTTAGCAACCCAGCTAATCAGAACAACACTGAGACCAGTGCTAAGCTTATTAAGTATCTGATTAAACATAAACATTGGTCACCGTTTGAGATGGTGAACATGTGTGTAGAGATTGAAACTACACGTTCTATTGCTGCTCAAATACTCCGTCACAGATCCTTTTCCTTTCAAGAGTTTAGCCAGCGGTATGCCGATGCTTCACTGCTTGGTACCGGCGTTATGCCGGAGCTAAGACTGCAAGACAGCAAGAACCGCCAGAACAGCATTGAAGTAGAAGAGGAAGACCTATTCCTAAAGCAAGAGATTAAGCAACTCTATAAACATTCGGAGCTTGTTTACCGTAAACTGCTTGAAGCCGGTGTAGCTAAGGAGTGTGCAAGGGACGTTCTTCCACTTAGTACTCCTACTCGTATGTACATGAACGGTACTCTTCGGTCTTGGATTCATTACTGTGACCTTCGGTGTGCCAATGGAACGCAGAAAGAACATAAAGTAATAGCAGATCAATGTAAACAGCTCATAGCTATGTGTTTCCCGCAAGTTTATGCTGCGGTATGGAGCGATGTGTAACCTTTTCCTGAATATGTGCATCGTTGGACTGGTTCAAACCGGTCCTTCGCTGTATTACCTACAAACTATTACTGATACCGGTGTTATTCGGTCTTATACGGTCTATGAAAGTGATTATTGTCGTGCTTCTGACTTCTTTCTGTCTTATAGAAGCGGCTCACCTGACTTATCACCGGGTTAAACAGTGTAATGCTGCGGAAACCTTAGATTTTTAACAAAAATTTCTGAACCCTTATATCGTATGTCCAGGGGCGCAGCTACCCCCGTGGGGGTGCCCCGGTGTAGCGCCTGTACGCGCCTACCCCTGCGCCAGTGCTCGCCCGTAGTAACCCGCGCAACACCGGCGGGAGCGGGCTTGTAGCCGCGTACAACCGGCTCTCAGCGGCGTTTGACTGGCTCGACACCGCTGACCCTGACTAGATTTACAGCGATCTGTCGGCGATCGATCAGTACATCTAATGTCAACGATAAGCATCGCTGATAACCACTGCACTGCAACGGTTTTGAGCCAGTGTTATGCTGGTTATAAGCAGCTCTTATGGGTTGAGCCGCCCCAAACCGACCCTGAGGCTGTATGATGGCTTTCAGATGCTGGCTGAACGGTTACGCATACTCGACTCTCCCTGAAAGGGTGAGGAGAGTCTCGTAAGCTTCACCGCCAGCTCTGCCTCACCGAACCTTGACAACTTCATAAGCACACCGCTTCCAGAGCAACTGGTAGACAGCGACGACCGGCATGGGTTCTTGACCGGGAGGTGTGGTAGACACAGATACAGCGGCGAGCCACAGCCGCTATACAAGTATGCTCATGGCACACCACCTGCACCCTGCACCGACAGGCTGCCCGTTTGAGTCGGGCTGTACGGTCTTGCTGCTCCATCAAGGACGCAGCTCACTGTTCA